CCAACATTTTGTCCGATAACAACAATCTTATCAGTAGGAATCATGGTATTGTAATCATCGAGATTATCATAGACCTGTTCTACAGCAAGCAGAGGTGCACCATAATAACGTCCAAGCCAGCCGGTCTGCATAATTTCCCGAACATTATCAGGAACTTCAATGGCATTTGAACCATCAGACCAAGAAGCACCAAAAGTAGTAATTGGAGTTAGCGCGGCACGAGTACCAATAACGGCCTTTACTCCGCCGGTAGTTTGGTTAATGTAATCAATAGCATTCTTTAGAGCAGCAGCAGTAATAGGAGCACCAACATCAGTAAAGTTAGTGGCATTATTACCAGCAGTCCATAGGGTTGTAAGAGCTGTAAAAACTTTACCAAAGTAGAAGTCACGAAGTTTGGCAAGCATTTCACTGCGAATTTCAGAAACTGAACCAAGCTCACCTGATTCTAGTTCCCAAGCCGAAGCACCAACACCCACAATAGCACCATCTAAAACGTAGTTCATGCGTTCTGAAACAGTAATTTCACTCTTTAGGTGAATGGCTCCAGGAACCCAAGTATGAACCTTAATACCTTTTCGCATTTTCTTAACCAGCTGATCGCCGGGTTGCAAAGCACGAGTATTTAAAAGCATACCAATAAAATCTGCACCAATATGACCTGGATTAGCATACTCCACAATCATCTGAGCAAGTGCGTCTCTCTTCCCTGAGTCCTTTGTAAGGGAAGCGACAGCATCCTTTAGTTTTCCATCCATTTTATTAACTTCCTCCTAAAACACTAGTTCTACCTTAATTAGATACTTTAATTGTTAAAGCACCGGTAGAAGAATCATAACGTTCAGTATAACCAATAACACCGACTGCATTAGCAGCAGCATACTTAGGCATACCAGCCTCGCCAGCACTGTCATCAGCAGTATTAGCAATCATAATTGCAGCGCCGGGGACAATAATACTTGCATCGGCAATATATCCACCCAAAGGAATAGTAAATGTTCCGTCGGTGTAAACTAATGAAGGCGTACCAGAGGGAATAGTCTGTCCTTCGGTATAACCAGGATAGGTAAGATAGACAGTAGCACCAGTAATAGGTGTATTAGCTGCTTCACTCCAACCGCCCCTGCGAGCACCCTGAGCCAAAACCGGCTGAGGTATATACATAGGAGTGGAACTATTGCTAACTGCCCAAGTTAGGCAGAATTTACAACGAGTTCCCTCGTCTGTAGTATCTGGAAGTTTTACTCCCACAACATCTTCTCGGCTACCAAAGTCATAAGAAAAACTATGTTCACAAAGTAGAACAAAACGTCCTTCCCTTCTACAATGTCTTCAGTAGGAACAACACCAAGCACGTCAGAAAACTGATTGATTTCCATTGTTTTTTATAATCTCCAATATTTATTTCCCAGAAGATTTAAAAGATTCTCTAAGAGATTCTCCTAAACTCTTCGGGGTAAAGTCGGTTGTAATTATTGGGCCAGTAATAGGAGGAACCTTGGGCTTTTCATCTGTTGTTTTAGGCTCAGAAGTAGTAAATACTTTTAAGTCCTGCAACATAAATTCCAAGGTATTCTCATCAAGAGATAAAAGTTTATCTTTGTTTTCTTCAAAGTATTTATCATCTTTCACAATTTTAGCAGAAGTAAATTTTTGTTTGATAGAGCCTAGTTTCTTACGCTCTGTTTCAACTTTTTCTACTTCTTCTTTGAAACTCTTTAGCCCAACAAGCTCAGTATCTTTTTCAAGATTCTGCTTTTTTGTTTCTTCAAACTGTTCTTTTAGAACTTCAAACTGTTTTTGTAATTTCTCCAAAGCCTTTTCATTCTTTTCATCTTCTTCAGCCATTTCCTCATTCCTTTCTTTTTCTTCATCAGAAGCAAAAGCCTCAATTGCTGTTCTACCTTTATAAGCAGGTAGTCCTACAATAGTTGCAGCAGTTAGAAATACATTTCTTAAAGTAGTAATTCCGTCTGCTTGTTCTGATGCTTCTGTATCATATGTTAGTTCCCAAGAAAGATTTACAGTCTTTCCAGATTTTAACTCTTCCTTGATTTGTTTTACATCTTCGGGCCTTTCTTTACTCCATAGAGTAGCGATGCCCTTGATTTTATCCTCAACTTGTTTAAGGTGGGTGATTACACCCAATGGGGAAGAATCTTTATGCCCCTTTTCGGTTTTACCAACTGCCTTTTTGACTGGCATAAAGATACCACTATTGATGACATTAGAAAACTCTTCTTGAGGAATCCTCTTTTTGTTTCCATTTGGTTTATCATCAGTTAGGGTAAACCTAATGTAGTTTACACTAGGATTTTGTGCTAAAGAAGCAAAAGCATCTCCATCACTTGTACCATCTAATGATTGTACCATATCTTCTAAATTAGCACTAAAAGTAGCTTTATTTTCCATTATTTATTACCTTCTTAGTTGAAGCGGGGGTTTTAGGTTTTACAACATCGGTTTTTGTAGTATCAGCAGATGTGGGTGGTCTGCTATTCGGATTCTCACCAAATGCTGGAACATTAAATGCCTCTACTTTTTTCTGCTCAGAAGCCCTCTTCTCAACCTCATCATTAAAATTATATCCAAGAACATCTGCCATAGAATCTCTGCTTAATCCACCACTGTCAAATAGTTTAGATAGAGCAGCAATATAAACATCAAATTTATGAAAATTAATTGGTTCAAATTCCACTTCTGGAACAGAAGTAAAATTATTTCTTTTTGATACCTGATAAACTATTTCTTTAATAACCGTTAGAATTTTATTTCTAAAGTTATCCATAGTCTTTATGGGTGCTAGAGAAGCAAATTCTTGGTCTCCTGCACCACTTCTCTCTGTTTCACCAGCAATGAGAATCCTTGGAAATCCTAAAGCAAATAGAATTTCTTGATTAATCTCTTGATATTTCGCATCATTAAGAAGTATAGATATGTCAGGGAATATCCACTTTAATTCTACCACATGTGACGTAAATAGCTGGAATATGTTCTCTACATCGTTATTTCCACGATTTCTCCACAGTAACTGGTTCTTTAGTCCATCCATAAACTGTGTATCTTCTTCACTAGCAGTCATTGGGAATAAATCACTACCAACTTTAATTTGTAGAATAGCACTTAGAACTTTATTAGCAACAGAATAATCTGTTCTTCGTAGATTACGTTTATGCTCTAGAATATCTACTGCGGAAGAAAGATAAGGGGTGGGATAAGCAGATTTAGTAGTAACTCTGCGTCTAATAATAAAAGCATTTTCAAGTAGAACCCTATTCTGACCTGCTTTAATTTTCTCAACAAAGTCTGGATAATAAGTACTAAAAGACGCATAGAGTTGCTGGTCTTCTGTACCATCTGGATATGTTCCAGAATTCCTAATAAAATATAACATCTCATCTGGAACTGTAACAAAATAAGACGGTTTATCGGGAAGTGGGGATGCTTTTATTTCAATAGATGCTGGATCTCGTATCCACATAGTTTTAGGCATAGTAAGTCTATCATATTTCTTTATACCCAAAGATTTTAATTCGTCCTTTGGAATAGAACCGTATTCTACTTCGGGAACTACTAATCCTGAGATAAGATATTCTAATGCCATGTCTTCTGCGAATCCTAAAAGTTTGTTTTTCATTCCCTCAAAAACCTTAAATTCGTTATCAGATAAACCATTTTTATGAAACTTTAGGGTATTAATTCCAATATCAATAAGTTTATTTATGGTAGTAGATGTTAGAGGATCTCGTTCATAATAAAATCTACATCTTTTTACCATAGATAAAAAGTCTTGCTGAGGTCCTTTTGTATCTTTATTTTTTTCCCAAGTATATCTCCAAGGATTTTTGGTAACATCGCTTGGGTCTAAGGATACAATAGACGCGGTTGCATTTTGTAATTTTGTCATTTATTTTCACCACCAGCTAGCCATCATTAGTTTCTTTTTTTCTACAGCAAAAAGATTATAGTCATTAACCATATAGTAGCTAGTCATAGCACAAAGTAAGGCAGAAGTAAAGTGATCTTCCCCTCTTTTTCCACCTCTTTGTGTAAGAGTTTTGTATACAATTTCTCCTGTAGGAGTTTTAGAATAAGTCATTCTTTCTAGTTCTGTTATCATTTCTGTATCGGTATAGGAATAAATAATCTTTCTATTATTAGTATATTCTTGTAATACTGTTACAGCAAATGGTTTTGTTTTTTGTTTTATTTCTTTCCCATCAGAGTCAATTCCTAAAGAAATGGATGAAGAAAAATCTATGGGAACTATTTTTTTCTTGTAATCCTTATGAACATAATCTCTGTGTTCCAATAGGTTTTGAATAACTGAAACACCAGCACTTCCTCTATCAATTCCTATAATATAAGGATTATACTTAGTGTCTAGTAAATCTATAATTTTTTCTTGTATTGGATAGGTAACTTTTGTAAGTTTGACCTTAGCATGAAATTTAATAGTACCATTACTTGGGTCTTCATACATTACGAACACACAAGATGGCTCGGTGTATCCAAGGTCAATTCCCATAATGCATTGTTTTATCTTATCAGGAAGTGCGGGGAGAATAGATATACCACTAAGAATATTTATTAGATTATCCCCCTCCCTAACTCCATCAAACTCAAATTTGTATACTGGATAAGATTGAATATCAAACGCATTTCTATCAAATAGAGAGAATACTGGTTTCCCATGCTGGCCTAGCCAAAGATGAACATAGTCATCTGAATCTTCTCCACCATATTGTTCAATAGCTCTCTGTCTGTCTTCTTCAGTAAATCTAGGGTTTTGAAAAGAGGATATTCTGTGTTTAGTATAATTAGTATTTTCTTGGTCGGTGTGCCAAAGAACGTTCTTTTCTCGTAATCCTGTAGGAACACCAGAACAAACTAATTTATAACCATTTTGCCAAGTATTAACAATTGGTTGTAACTCCAGAAAAGTAGCAAAAGGGTAGTAACCAGCCTCGTCCAGTATAACATAGGGGGTGTGTAAACCAATTACATTTGCCCCTGTACCACTCATACCAGCAATACGACAAATCAACTTGGACTGATTCTTTAGAGAAATAGAAAATTCAGATCCATTAATTCCACCATTTCTTTCTATATATTGTTGCAGTAAAGAATTGGATCTAAACATTCTAGTAAGATTAGCAAATACTGGTTCTAGGTGTACTTTACTTGGGACTGTATAAACCACATAGTTATCTGGAAAAATGTTGAAAAGTAGTGCCCAAATAATGTTTATAGTTAGGGCCACTGTTTTTCCTGTGGCTCTAGATGCCATTAAGGAAACATATGAATTAAAATCACAAAGATACTCTTTTTGGTAACTAGTTAGAATGAATTCTTCCTCATGTTCTGTTCTATCTAAGTTAGATATAAACTCCCCAAGCAAACACGGATTACGAAAGATTTCGTAAACTTCCAAATCGTCTCTAGTGCATCGCTCCTCAATCATGAATTATCCTATTATAAATATCATTACAGATTCTTTTCCAAGAAAATCTATCTCTTACATAATTTATCTGCTCTAAAGACAATGGTTTGTAATCAGATAAGAGAATATTAATGAGTTGTTGTGTTATGTCTTTATTCATATCTATAAAAATACCAAAATCTTTATAATAACCGTAGGTTTGAATAAAGGGTATTATTGGAACCGCTCCGGTCATTGCTCCCTCTATGCAATGCATCTCAAACCCCTCTGTTCTTCTTAGGCCGGAAACGTATTTTACTTTTTGTAATAGACTAGCAAACCAAGGGTCTTCCATATAACCAAGAAACTGATAATGGTTATTATCCCATTTGAAATTCTCCCCGGTATGAATCATTTTTCTGTTTGCACAAACACAGGCATCGAAGATTTTATCTAAACACTCTGTTTCTGCTACATGTCCTGTAGAAAAAATGGAATAGAATCTTGGTTGTGTTCCTATGGGAAAAAGGTCTGGCTCTGCTCCTAATGGAGACATAAAAAAATTAATTTTCCCCTCGGTATATGCTTTACAATCATGAAAAGAAATTATTAATTTACACTGCTTCCATAACTCTGCCCATTTTTCTAGAGAAATTCCGGTAGTAAATAAGCACTGTTGCTGGATAACTACATTAGACAAAGAGTTCTTATTTACTAAATAGTCGTACTCTGCTTTTCCAACAACCTGAACTATTTCAACATCTGCATTACTACTAACCCACTCAACATTAGGAAAGTGTGTTTTAAATGCTTTGCTTATTCTTTTAAAGGCTTTACCAAAATCTGGGTTACTATGTTCATAAATTTTCATATTATTAACTTTCTATCGCCCTTATAATAGTTTCACAAATTCCCTTATTATCAATGGCAGGAGACCAAAACTGTTTCATTTTTGTTTTTGGGTCACTAGTGAAAGAACATCCCAGCTTTCTATAAGTAAATGTCACTAGTCTTTTTGTCTCATCAAACCAATTTTGTTTTACTTGAGAACATGTGTGTGGACCAGAATATCTTCCGACCAAAATTCTGCAAAAAGTACTCAAATAGGAGATTTCATTTATATCAAATCCATCTGTTGTTCTAGTAATATCATCCGTGTATATTATTCTTGGATGCTGTATAGGAATTTTTCTAGTTAGTATAAATAGTTTCGTGGGGTATTTTTGTGCAAGAAGGTAGATAGAATGCCCAAAATCAAAGTTTTTGGCTTGTCCAGACAAAACATCTCCATTACAAATAAGAATCTTGTCTTCTGTGTGTTGTTGTAAAAATATATCAATATTCTGGATTTGAAACTTTGTATAATCTATTGTTGGTAGATAGTCTAAAGGAGTTCCTGATAGTTTACCCAGATTTCCTAAGATATCATTATACATTTGATAATTGGATTCTACTGTACACCCATATTTTAATCCATTTTGACCGATCCAAGTATTAATTTTTAGTATATTACTGTCTATAGATAACTTATCAAAAGGCAGATACTGTAATATGCTTATATCAGCGAAAGTTCTAGGATGCTGCCTATGGGCATAAAAATATTCCTTCGCCGGAATGATTCTTATACACTCTTTAACAAACCCCCTGCTTTCAAAAAGATCTCCGGCTCCCCAAGGATTATGAAAAAGTACTTTATCATGCATTGTTCAAAATTCTTTCACAAATATCATCAAAAACCTTAATAAAATTATCTTCAGAAAAAGCATTATAAATGGGTTGTAGTGGCCCAATCCCCCTTTTAATTATTTCTTTGATAGATGAATTTTCAATACAAATTTCTGGTACTAAAGAATGAAGGTGTGAAAACATTGGAACTTTCGTCACAGCAATTGGTCTTTTTACAGATAATGCTAGATCGGTAGAACCTGCAATTCCGTCAGTTTTTTCTGCACCATAAAAGAAACAATTTATGTCATTACTGGATAAGAAAGTTAAAAGCTCGTCGTCTGATACAAAATTTCTATTTATAAATAATTTAACATCTGGTTTAGTAATTTTTTTGTAGCAGTCTTCTATAGTTTTATTTGCTAAATCCCCGTTTGGATCACTATGAAAAGAGTTTGATATATAAAACTCTATGTTGGCAACATCAAACTCATTGTTAACTTTTTCCACAATAAAATCAAAATTTTTTCTTGGAAATCCAAAACCAAAACTTCCTATTTTTGGCACTATATTTTCTTGATATTCTCCTGTATATGAAAGTAGATAACGAACAGAAGTGCTAAACACACTACTTTGAAACTCTGGTGCAATTTCCACAGCATCCTGTAAGTAAATGATGTTTGTAAATTCTATAAAATTATTGAGGTATGAATATCCTTCATGGATTAGTGCCGTATGTTTTACATCTTTAAATTTATTTGGCAAAACTTTTGTTATAAAGGGCATTGTACCAGGACTATAATTATATAAAACTATACTTGGATTTATATAAAGAATCTCATTTATTGCCTGTTCTTCCGTTTCTATTTCTCTATAGAAATAAAAAAATTGTTTTGAATTTTTTAGCGGGTTTATTATTCTTTCACCATACTGTTGAATTCCACAGGGCTTTTCTTTATTATTCAAAATTAGGATTTTTTTCATGAAATTTTTCTAAATACCATTGTGGAGAAACTATATTTACATAAATCATAAGTAAAATAGGGCTCTACATTTGCTATAAACTCATCAACAAAAAAACAGCCGTTTTTTTCAAGAACATTGGAAAGTCGTTTGTAGTCTTTAGAGGTGTATAGTCTATAATCTTCTTTGGGCTTTGGCGAAAAGGGTTTTCTTTCCTTTTTAGATTCGTTCAATTTTTTTACCCAATATAGTCTTTCCTTTGTCGTTGATTTACTCAGATTCGGAATTTTTAATGCTTGTTGCTCTGATGGAAACCAATTCTCTAAGAAATCGGTTGTCAATATTCCAGTACCATTCTTACACAAAAGATTACTAATGTCTTCTATAAATTCTTCATCGTTTTCTACATGTTCTATTACAGAAACGGAAAAAACCATGTCGAATTTTTTATCCGTTGATTTTCTATATGTATGTAGATCCACGTTTATTTGTGGATCAATCCCCACTACGGAAACTCCTTTTGCCTTTAAATATTCATATGTAACATCCTCATAAGAGCCTACACACAATAACTCCCCACTGTGGTATCTATTTGTTATATAATCAATTGCGAAAGCAGCTTGTATTTCTGATTCGGGAATTTTTCTTTTCATCATATCAGGCAATGTTTTATACATATCGTCAATTATGGAAGAAAATTCTCCTTTATTTACAGGCAACAAAATTCTATTCTTCATTAAATACACCTTCCATTTCAGCTTTAAAATTATTTTCTGACCATTTTTCATAAAACTCGTCTAACGGTTTTGTTCCAAAAGAAAGAATTTCTGGAATAGGGTGTTTATCTAAACGTATTTCATCCTTCATAAAATGTCTAAACATAGTGCAGTTTGTTATGGCAATTGGTCTTTTTACGGCTAGGGCATAGTCCCCAATGCCGGATAAACCCTCTCCATTTTCAGTGTGCATGAACACATTTATATCATTTCCAGCTAAAAAGGTTAGAAGTTCAGCATCATTTTTAAAGTTTTGCGTGATATTTAATTGTATTCCTCTGTTTGTATTTAATCTTCTACATTCATCTGCAACATGTTTTGTTTCAGTACCTGTCGGATCAGAAAAATAAGACTGCGGCATATGAAGATTTAATACCGCCCGCTCAAAAGTAGCATTCACTAGTTTTGTAAGGGTATGGAAACCTTTTTGGAAAAAGGCCAGACCAAAACTTCCAATGGTCAGGATATTGTTTTTTGGATAAGTTCCCCTATATTTTAGTATGGGTCTTGGAACTAGAATCTGCCTATTGAGGGGTAAGATGTTCCTATCTAAAGCATAATCACCAAAAAATAAGTATGCTCCAATTTTAGGATCTAATACTGTAGTATGAAAATAAAAATAGCTTTTGGCCCCCGTATTTTCAACCATTTTTTTTGTTAACCAATTCATAGTTCCTTGATGCCAATTATATAAAACAGCATCTGGGGAAATAATTTTCATTCTAGATACAAACTCTTGATAAGATTCTACCTCTCTGTAGATAAAATTTATTTTTGTTGAGTCTTCTAGAAGTTCGTAAATTCTTTTCCCCGATTGATAAACCCCACAGGCTTGTTTTTTATGATTCAATATTAAAACTGTTTTCATATTAGTTCCATCATTGCTTTATCTAAATCTGAAATATATTTTTCTATAGACCATTTGTTATAATATGGTTCTAGTGGGGTAATTCCTTTTTGAAGAATCTCTGATAATGTGTTTTTTTCCAATGAGTTGTCATCATTTATGACATGTCTTAGCAAAGAAACATTACGAACAGCTATGGGCCTCTTTACTGATAAAAGATAATCAGGTGCACTGGAAAGACCGCTGTTCTTTGTTTCCTCGTAATTTAAGATGTTTATGTCGTTTCCGGCTAAGAAGGTTAGCAAACCGTTATCGTCCAAAAAATTACTTGTTATATTTAGTTTTATATCCTTCTTGGTATTATTTTTCCTACATGCATCTACTATTGGATATAATTTGTATCCGGGAATTTCACCAAACCAAGGAATTGTTATGTGCAGATTTATTACCGCATGATTAAAAGATTCATTAATTAGCTTTACAAGTTGGGGAAATCCTTTATAGGTAGAACAAAAACCAAAACTTCCGAAAGTTATAGTATCATTTTTAGGATGCAAACCAGCATATTCAAACAATGGTCTTGGTAGCAATATTCTTTTTTCCTTTGGAACGGAATTTTCTTCCGAGTCATAGGAACCAAAAAATAGATACTTATCATAAGACCCTATTAAAGATCCATCATGAAAGCAGAATAGGTGTTTTATTTCTTTGTATGATTTGATGTCTTTTTCGGTTAGCCAAGGCATTCTATCCCAATGGTAATTATAAATTATTACATCTGGTTTTATCTTATTTACCACATTTACATATTCATCATGAGAGCCTATAATTTTGTAATAGTAATCTACATTGGTCGATCTTGATGCTAAATCATAAACTCTTTTTCCAAACTGAAATACTCCGCACTCTACATGAGTATGATTAATAATTAGTACTCTCATAATACCTTCTCTTCTCGCAACATATTTTCAAAAGCCAACAAAAAATTTCCTGTGCTCCAGTCCTCTTGCATCTTCTTTACTCCTGCCAAAGAAGATTCGGCTAATTGTAAATAGGATTGTTTTGGATAATATGATATATATTTATGTATATGTCTAAAAGTATCACAATTTGTTACTGCTATTCCCCTTCCAGACGAAATTGCTTGGTCTGTTACAGCAGATAGCCCAGGCTGCTTTCTGTAATAAGGGAAGATATTTATTGTGTTTTCTGAACACCACCGTATTAATTCTTCCTGTGTCATATAATTATCGGTTATTCTTAGGTCTATTGTTCCTTTAGCTAACCTTCTTAGTCCATTTGCAAAATCTACTAGACGTTTACATCCTGGGGAATCCCATGCCCAAAAAGCTCTTAGGTCTATTGTTCCTTTAGCTAACCTTCTTAGTCCATTTGCAAAATCTACTAGACGTTTACATCCTGGGGAATCCCATGCCCAAAAAGCTGGAGGAACATTAATTCTTACTATGCAATTATCTATCTTATTAGCGTTTGTAATAATCTCCTCAAAACGCTTTCCAGCCGTTAATAGTCCAAAACTTCCTAGTACAGGAATCTTATCACTTAATAATGGTCTTAAATTTTCTACAAATAATATCGGTCTGGGAAATGGATAGCCATTTTTTTCTCTTTGCTTTGTTGGATCTATTACCATACAGGCATCAAACCAAGTTGGTTGTGTATATAGTTTTGGAAACATCTCCTCAGCACTAACTTCTAATACTATACACAATTTTTTCCCCACTAGTTTTTTTATACGATCTTCCTTTATTGGTAATGCCCAACTATGCCAGTTAATTAAATAAAAGTCGTATCCGTTTGGAATGCCATAATTTTCATTAAGTATGTCTTCCCTTGATATATTAATAATATCCAAATCATATGCTCTAGAATCTGTAAGAATTCTGCTTATCATTGCTCCCGATTCATAAATGCTACAATTTGTTTTGGATGGATTTATAAAAAGACCTCGTATCATTTATTTTTTATCTTCTTTATAATATGTTTTAGTTACACTAGTAAATTGTCCAAAACCTAGTAATTCATCTATTGCTTTAATTAATTCTGTACGTCTAGCATTAGTTTGCTGTGCCGTAATAGCGGCGTTTAATCTATCCTTTTCTGATAGGGACATATTCATAAGATTATTTTGGGAATCCCAACATCGGTGACTGCAAGTAATTAACTCGTCTATTAGAGTAGCAACGGTTTTGTCCTTTATACTCATAGATTAAACCCACCATTTTTTGTTTTGACATGGGGAGTGGGTAGCATGTATAATGCCAAGCCGCCGCTTTCTAAGAAAGGTTTTAGAATTCTATCAAAGGTTTCAGTAAAATGCCATGCTAATACTACAATTACTTTGGGATTTGCCTCAAAAACTTCTTTTTCAGGAATAATTGGAATATTAGTTCCTGAGGTTCGTTTTCCAAACTTATCTTCATTTACCTCACCAATTGCTTTAATCCAAGTATTGTCCAATTCAAATACTTGAAGAGCGGTATTAGCCTTTGTTGATGCGGCTAAAGCATAGATATCATTTAAATCATATTGAATTAGAAAATCTTGAATCTTCTTTTTAAATTCTGCGGTGTTTTCTTTTAGTTTTTCTATAGAAACTATCCCTGTTTCAAAAGCAGAATATTCGTCTCTTATGGCATCTTTCAATCTTTTTGTTTCTTCAAAATTTCCCGGATATGAAATATATACTCTTAAAGAACCGCCATTTACTTTATTATATTCTGCGTCAAAAAGATGAAGACTATGTTTTGACATTAGTTTATATAAATCACTAAGTTTATAGTATTCTAAGTGTTCTGAATTAATGTCATCCACCCCATTTACTTTCAACATGGAATATAAATCCATTAGTTGAATTACCCATATTCCATCTTTATCAAGAATAAATTTTACATCTTCTACAAACTTATTAATGTTTGAGATGTCGTAAAACATAGCTATAGTTGTAACTACTTTTGCTCTTTTAACTCCCATAGGATATAAATCAGCGGAGAAAAAATCATTTACAAAATAACTACAATTTTTTTCTGCTCTACTTTGTAGATTAGGTGCAGGATCAAACCCAACCCTAGTAATATTCTTATTGGAGTACATTCCTAGCATAGATCCATCATTTGCACCAAGATCTACAACAGTATCTCCATCTTCTAATTCAATTCTTCTTTCAATATTTTCTATAATATCTTTTAAATCTTTTAGCATTGAATTATTAAGTCCAGAACGATACCAGTAATGATCTTTGTACATAAAATCTAAATCTGGGGTATCTCGTAACTGAACTAATCCACAAGATTCACATTCTGCCAGTGCAAGAGTATCCTGTACAGCATCTTCTCCATCTGAAAGAAAATCAGAAAGATAAAAAGTTCCTAAATCCATAACCGTTTTTAAATTCCCATTACAAATTCTACATGTTGTCATAGTTCGTCCTTCACTAACTTAAGATCGTTTTCTACCATCATTTCAACCAACTGTTTAAAAGTTGTTTCTGGATACCAACCCAAGATTTTATGGGCCTTGGTACAATCAGATAACAGAGTGTCCGTTTCTGTGGGCCTATAAAACTTAGGATCAATAACCACATAATCAGTATAATTTAATCCCACATAACTAAATGCTATATCACAAATTTCTCTAATTGGGTGTGTTTCTTCTGAACCAATACAGTAGGTGTCTGGTTTATCCTTCTGTAACATTAACCAAATGGCATTAACATATTCCTTAGCAAAACCAATATCTCGTTTAGAATCTATATTTCCTAAATGAATGTCTTTATCTAAACCCCACTTAATTCTAGCAACCCCGTTGGAAATCTTTCTAGTTACAAATTCTATACTTCGTCTTGGGGATGTATGATTAAATAAAATTCCAGATACACCAAACAAGTCATAAGATTCTCTATAATTTACAGTAATCCAATGTCCAAAAAGTTTTGAGACGCTATAGGGACTTTTTGGATAAAAAGGGGTTTTTTCCGTTTGGGGGGTTTCTTGAACCTTACCAAAACACTCTGAACTAGTTGCTTGATAGAACCTAGTGTCTGGTTTAATCCTTTTGATGGCTTCCAAGCAGCGAAGTGGGCCAATGCCATCAATATCGGCAGTATATTCTGGGGCCTTCCAAGATGTGGGTACGAAACTCATAGCACCAAGATTATAAAATTCATCTGGTTTATACTTTTCTATAATACCAGAAATAGAACTTGAATCGGATAGATCTCCGTATACAAGTTCTATATCATTTAAAATACTATTAATATTAATAGTATTTATTGTACTAGATCTGCGAACCACCCCAATTACTTTATAGTTTTTGCCTAAAAGTAACTCCGCCATATAGGAAGAATCTTGACCTGTAATTCCTGTTATCACAGCAGTTTTCATTTTAGGCCCTCCGCCATAACAAAATTAACATACACAGCTGTAATCCAAGATTTAAATTCTTCTACAGACATTTGCTTTTTGGCATAATTACATTTTTTGCAACAAGGAACTACATTATTCGTAGTATATCCCTTAGAAGAATCTATTCTATCTAAACCATTAGATAACATATGGCCATTTCCTCTGGCTTCGTGCCATCGTTCGCTGGGAGGTTCATTGCAATAAAAGCAACTTTTGCTTATTAAGGAAACAAACTCTTCTTTTGTTAATTCAAAACTTAAACACCTATTTTTTGCAGAATCAGCATATGTTTTAAATAAACCATTTATATGGGCAACCCCATTTGGTAAAGAATTACATTCTTTAGCCCTTTCTAGCATGAAACAACCACAACTTAAGGTATGACCACTTATTAAGGTCGATCTTGATACGGTTTTCTCTGTACCACAATCACAAACAACTGACCAAAAACCTCTACCATTTTTTGTTCCCATAAACTTCTTAACAACGAGTCTACCAAATCGTCTCCCAATTAAATCTGTAGTTTCTGGATATCCGCTCATTTAAGTCCCTCTGCCATAAGTTCGGGATGATTGGATCCCCCGTTTTCAAATAGTTCCTTAGTAGTAACCGTTTCAACATGTCCGCAAACTCCGGTTTCTGTGGGTCTATTACATACAAATCTTAGTTTATTTTTAGATTCTGATGGATACAGGGCCCAAACAGTGGAAATTAACATGTGACACTCGCTACAGAATATCCACATGTTTCTACTCTCTTGAAATTTCTTAGCCTTAGCTTTCAAAGACTCTATAAAACTAATAACTGACGTTTCTTGATCGGACTTCCTAAATTTTCTTGTAATCTTTAGGTCATTCTGAAAAGAAGAAATATCGGAACGTAAGTCCGACATTACCTTTTGAATCTTATCAATCATTACTATATTATCTAGAGAAACTTCTTTAGACCTCTCTTTATACAGAACTTGTTCATAATCTTCAAGAGAAATCTGAGCCTGAACTAAAGCTCTTAATGTATCCATATCATTGATTTTCAAATCATTTAGATCATAGTCTTTTTCAAACTCAGATAACTTCTTGATAATTCTTTTTTCAAACTCCATAGAAGGAGAAACGTTTAGTATTATCTTACCAT